AAAATGCTTTTTCGCATAAGACTTGGCAAAAGCTAGGTCGTTAGTGTCCACGTGATCGACACCATTAAGGGTGTCTTTACCAGCCAAGAAAGCTGGAATAGTGAATTGTTGCTCCCCTTTATTATTCATAGATGCAACCCCAACATATAGAGAGCGTTGCACCATATAAACCATGAGAGGTAAAACCTTATCTAGCTTTTTAGCCCATGTATCCGCGAAACCATCTGGATTCTTGGTACTTGAACGACCTTCTAAACCTAATACTTGAAAGAAGATAGACTCTATAACTTGGCCTTTGTCTTTCTTACTTAGATTGTAGTAGTTACGTAACTCGCTACCAAATGAATATAAATCGGTAAGGATACCTTGAGTAACCGCCGCTACTAGGTTTAACTCTCCTTTACCGTCACTTATATCCGACATTTTCCATTCTAGCACTACCTTATTAGCTAGTGCTTCGATAATGTCGCCGTTCAATAATTCTGGTTGTGTATGTGTCATCTTCTTATTTCCTTATCTGCTTTCATCTCTTGAGTGATGAATTGTTAATTTTTAAGGCAAGACTCTAGGTCTCCCCCGTACTTATAGATATAGGAAAGATGACACAATCAAATTAAATATTCACTAGTTTAACAGCAGCAGCAATCTTGCTTGCGATAGTAGGTAGATGGTAGGCAGGAAGTATCCGCCCTTTTTTCTAACTACTATCCCTTTATAAGCTCATTGATCCTGAGTGTCAAAAACTATTTTCAAAAAAATGCAAAGGGGCGGATTCACCCTAAAGGGGATAGGTATCACATACGCACACACATACACGCACATACGTGTTGCAAGAACCATGCCAGAAAATAATTCAAAAAAGTTCCATTGACAAGGATAGGGGTTTTGTGGTAGCCTCCCGCACACACACGCGGGTACACCCATGGACAGGGGGGTAGGTATAGGTATGTATATACCCCAACGTACCAAAATATAATAATTCTCAAGTTATTGCATAGGTGTAGGGAATTCGGGCTTATTACCCCAGGTTACCTATGGTTTGATACTCTCGGCCCTACTTAAGGTAAGTACGGGAGGGTAACTGTAGATACAAAAAAGGGAGCATAAAGCTCCCGACAAGTCAATCATTTAATATAATCATTAGGTGGTATTATTGATACATATAGATACTTATTATTATATTACTTATATTTATATAGAAGCATAACTAGTTATATAATTATTACTTATAAGTATCTATAAGATTTTTTATATACATTTTATTAATTCTCAATATATTAATATATACTTATATAGATAATTTATATATCCTTAATGTATTTATTAAATAGAGTATATAAGTTTATTTCTATTAATAAGTATATTTATTAAGTAAATCTATAAGGATTTCTTAAGGTAATCTTTAAGGCCTTACTTAAGGTAAGTTTAAATTTACTTTATCTAATACCTAATGTTTACCCCCGACCCCCATTATACCCGATTTTACCCCCCCTTGTCAAGTGATTTTCGTAAAAAAGGGCTATTTATTTTCAACTATTTTAAATTATTTTTAATGGGTATTGATATATAATAATATTATTCTGTATCATTTTAAAGAAATATTGGCCTTTTTAAAGGATCCCTATTGACATTGATTTATAAGTATTATTTATAATGCTTAAAATAATTGAAGAAATGTTAAAATAATTTCTCGTATTTGGGGGTACCCTCTTGACAAACTAATTTTTATAGTATATAATAGGACTTATATTTACCGCGATCTTATAAGAAGCGTTAGTTTATCGCTTTAAAGACAAGCTTAGTTATGCTCTCCTCCATCCCTCTTCTTCCCCATTCGTATAATGCTTCTATTATGTATAATTATATTATGCGTAAATTAGACACTACGAATGGGGGGTTGATAGGGGTAGACCTAGACACTTTAGAAGTGTTATGTGTAGTACGACACTTACAAGAGAAGCATTTTCCCTCGTACTCCCTGAAAGAATTATACACAATATTAAGAGAAGAGATGTCCTATGGCTCGACCAAAAGGTAGCCGCAACAATCCTAAGAAGATACAATATAAGAAAGGGTATACCCCAGAGGATGCTCTTAAGATTGTACAGGATGCAAAGGCAAGCTTAAAAGGAGAAGAGATAACTCCAATAGATAATATCTCCGTAAAGAAGATAGTAGATAAGTTGAATGCTAAAAGCTCTACTAAATTACTTCGTAAGTTTATTCCGTATGGAGTCAATACAGACTTCACCCTTACAAAGCATACTCCCCAAATATAATTTTTAAATAGGTTGAATAGATAATATGACTGGTATGGTTGGTGTATTAGGTACAGATGTAGGATCTACATCAACAGTTACCTTTAGTGGAAGTACTACTTCTTCTGCTGTAGATTTAAATAATAAGAGTATTGTTAGTATTACTATTCCAAGCAGTATGGCAGGTACTACTATTAAGTTCTCTACTTGTGATACAAGTGGTGGTACTTTTACTACTCTCCGTGATGGTAGTGCTGGTACTGATGTATCATTTACTATTACCTCTACTGCTGGTACGTATACTGCTGGTAGCTTATTGGCTTCCCTAGCTGGACTACAACGATATGTTAAATTAGTATCTAGTGCAAGTGAGACTGCTACTGTTGTAATTAACACTAGGGTAGTTTAATCTATGCTTCATCGGCTACTCCATAAGGTAGGAACTAATGCTAATGTGGGAGTAACCTACAGTAATGTTTTGTACCAACGAGCTACTGTTACCTTAGCTGCTACTCAAGCTAGTCCTACCACCCCTACTACTATTACTTCTACTACTACCTCTCTTACTGGGGTATTTTCCTATGGGGCTAGTGCTAGTACTTCTGATGCTGTAGCAGCTATTAAAGATTATCTTACTAGAACTACTATTACCTCTACTACTCTTACTAATACTAGAACCTCCTCTACTGCTGCTGTAGTTAATATTACTTTTGCGTATGGGTTGATGCAGTTCTCTAATAGATTGGTAGAGAGTATCCAAACAATCACAGGTACTCTTACTACTACTCAAGGTACTCCTACGGTAGCTAACCTAGCAATTCCCACTCCCGTAACTAAGTCTAGATCTGTAGTACTCTTTCAAGAAGAGACAAGCATTAACGTAAACAGTAACACAGTAGCTAACATCCATCACATAGTAGATATTGATGCAGGGGGTAATAACGTAACTGTTCAAGCTAGTACTCTCTTAACTTCTATTACTCGTAACTTCTCAGTTCAAGTAATTCAATTTAAGTCTGCTGCTGTGAAGAATAAATACGACTATACAGTTACTATAGCTACAGGAAGTGCGAGTGGTACAGCTTCTCTTAGTTCTCTTAATAGTGGTAGTGGAGTTACTACTTCTAATACTATCCTATTCCCAAGAGGACAAGTTCAAACGGGGACAGCGTCAAGTAGTGTTAACGTAGCTTTCTCAGGTACAGCTCTTACTAACGCTACTACTATTACAAGTACAAGAGGGGGCTCTAGTGGTACCCTTGGTCTTACAATACAAGGTACAGCTTTAGAGTGTAACTCTGGATACATATCTGTACAACATTCTTCTGCTACCATAGCCTCTAGTGGTACTACTACTTCTACTACTATTACCTCCTACAATACTTCTAAAACATTCCTGTTACATTGTGGATGGTATAGTACTTATACAAGTAGTGCCTCTGCTGGAGAAGAAGGTATTTGGAGAATTACGTTAGCTCTACCTTCTAGTACATCCTGGTCTATGACTCGTACTGTTGCTGATGCTACTACCGTTACCTGTCCTGTACAAATTATAACACATCTATAAGCGAGAAGATACATAATGGTAAGTGCTCCTCCAATGCTAACTGCTCAAGAAATGAGAAGTGAAATCATCAAGAACAAGATTCGTTCTGAGGGTTTGACTCAACGTATGATTCAAGTTGAAGCAGACATTGTAGATTTAAGTGGATCTATCTCACCTGTAGAGCATGTGCATGATGCTGCTGATATTACTACAGGTACTAAGACTTCCGCTTTTATTTCGGATTTTTCTACTGCTGTAGATACTATATTAGAATCTGAGAAAGGGGCAGCAAATGGTATTGCTTCTCTTGATGGTACTGGTAAGGTACCTTCGGCTCAGCTTCCTGTATATGTTGATGATGTATTAGAGTATGCTAACTCAGCTGCTTTCCCAGGAACTGGTACTGATGGTATTATCTATGTAGCTTTAGATACTGGATTCTCCTATCGTTGGTCCGGAACAGTATATACTCGCATTAACACGGGGGATGTAGCTTCTGTATTTGGTCGTACTGGAGCGATTACTGCTACCTCGGGAGATTACACTACTGCTCAAGTTACAGAGTCTACAAATAAAAAATATGTAACTGATGCTCAACTAGCAATTATTAACGCTACCTCTGGTACTAACACAGGGGATCAAACTGATATTACTGGTAATGCAGGTACAGTAACTACGATCAATGGACGTATTGCTGCGGGGACTAATGTATCTTTATCGGGTACAGGTACAGCAGCTAGCCCCTACACTATCAGTGCTACTGGTGGTTCTTCTACTAATAGCTTTAATACTATCTCCGTAAGTGGTCAATCAGATGTTGTAGCAGATAGCTCCACTGATACTCTTACTCTTGTAGCTGGTACTGGTATATCCCTTACTACTAATGCTACAACAGATAGCATCACAATTACAAATACAAGTAGCTCTTCAGGTGGTACTACTCTTGATGGGTATTATATTTCTACCTGTTCTTCTGCTAATACTCCTGAAGCTAATATGACAGCATTCATTGCTGATTGTAATGCGGCTAAAGCTGCCGGACTTACTCTTCTTATGCCTAATGAAAAGGTGTTAATTGGTCAAACTTCTCAAGCTGTAATCAATATAGGGGAAGGTGAGTGTCTCCATATTGCGGGGTATGGTCCTAATAGTAAACTAGCTCTTGCTAATCGGTATGTGGGTACAAGTGGGGAGGCAACTCTTGCCTTTTCAACAGACCCAGCTCATGGCGGTAGTGCTACTGATTACACTATTTCCTCTATCACTAATGCTAAATATGATAGTACAAATGCAGTGATAGGATATACTACAAAGATTACCCTTAGCTCCACTCCTACTGGTATTAAGCCAGGTACTATGATATCTGTCTTTGCCACTAAACGAATTACATATCGGTATGACGCTGCTGATTTTGATAATAATGAGTTTAACTGGACTCGTGAAATGGCTCAAGTCACTCATGTAGACGGAGCAGATATATACTTAAGTACTCCTCTCCATTACCCAGCGACAGATTATAACAGCGCTACATACAAGAAAATTCGAGTATACCCTAACTGTGGTCTTAAGTTCTCTAATATTACTATCACTACTTCTACAGACCCACGTAACCAAAACTGTGGAGATACTGATGCAGATAACACAGCATACACAGGGGTAATCACTGCTACTACTCCAAGTATTGCTACAGGTTCTAAAACTTTTAGTGTCTCTACTGGTAAGTCCTGGGTAGCGGGGGAAACCTTAGTAGTAGTTTCTAATAGTAACCGTTCTTACTTTAAAGGTACTGTTACTTCTTATAATAGTTCTACAGGCTCTCTAGTACTTAGCGTAACTACAGTTAACCCTACCTCAGGGGGTACTACTTTTAGTTCAGGGTATGTAGAACGAGTTGTTTCTCGTAATAGTTTTATTGCTCGAGTAGTAGGTATCCCGAATGTAGAGATTGATGATAGTGTAATTATTGATGGAGCTTGGGGTGGAACCTTCAACTTCAATAGTACTATTGGCGCTATTTATAAGCCACGTCATTATAATCTTATTAACATCCTTCCAGGTAATTCTAACGTACTTGGCTATGCCCCTGCATGGGATGGAGCTAATCTAAATCCTGAAGCTTCTAATGATGTTAAATATGGGGGTCGCCATAATAATACGACAGTCTGGTTAGAAGAGGGTACTCTTAGTCTTACACCTACATCCTTAAGTACTTCTACTACATTAAGCTACACTACTACTGGGAATACTCCCGCCTCTGGGGATTACATTTATGTGGACTTCAGCCCAATTACTGGTATGAGTAGTGCTACTGGTGTATATCTAATTACCGCTAAGTCAGGCTCTAGTATTACAATTAATTTAAACTCCACCAGTCTATCTAATACTGGCGGTACAGCTATTGCTACTCTCTTCCAAACTGATATAGTATACCGCTATGGTGACACACATGGTGGTAGATTTGTTGGTGGTGTATCTACTAATACTACAGGAGCTATGTTAGATCCTCATGAGAATGCTATTAATTGTGTTTGGGGTGATGTTACTATCAATAGTGGTGTTGGACGTACTTGGGCATCTACCGCTAAACGTCCTTGTAACTCACGTGGATTAAATGATACCTTTATAAATGTAATAGCTACTAATCATGAATCCTTTGCATCTCTTGATGCTTTTGCTCGTCAGTTTGGGTACACAAATACTACTACCTTTAAAAATTGTACCTCTCAAGATATGGGTACCTTCGATACTAATGCTAGCCCTACCTATTTATTTAGTATGGTTGGAGACTCCTTCGTAACAGATACTCGTAAACTTGTAATTGATAATTTCCACATGGAAGGAAGAACTCGAGGTTTCCTCGGCTATGATACTACAAGTGGGGGTAATTCTGCTCAAACAGTGGAGATCATAGGTGCTAAGTTTAATGGAGATTTGAATCTTCACGCATCAGGCACTACTGCAGCTGCTTCTACTTCTGCTTTTATTCAAGTTAGAGATGCTACATATCTACTTAAAGATTGTATCTTTGATTTTAAAGGGGTGAGCCGTACTACTGTAATTGAGTTTATGGAGTTTCTTTCTACTGCTGCTTCTGCTGCTAAAGTCACAATTGAGAACTGTCAGTTCTTGAATATTCCTGTAGCTTCCTCTGTATCTATAAGTTTCTTCCAGATTAGTTATGCTAACTCTGAATTAAAGCTAATTAACAACCTATTCCACTTTGTATCTATAGGTGGTACCTCTGGTCGATTTATAGATGTAAATGCTACAGGAGTTAAGATCAGCCTTATTGGTAATACATTCTTAGGTTTAGAAAACGTAGGTAGAGGTATCTATGTTCAAGATACTATGCATGCTTCAGTTATTGAAATGGGTAACTCCTATGATAACACCCGTAGAATGCAAACTACAGGTACAGGAGTACTAAACCTACAATCTGATTATGATCCTATTTACGGTACAGTATCTACCACAGCAGTAACTACTGAAGAGACTTTACAAACTCGTATCTTCCCTGCTGATACCTTTACTAAATTAAACCGTAGAGTTAAGTTTACTATTTGGGGTACTACAGCTAATAATGCCAATACCAAAACCTTACGAGTAAAGTTTGGTAGTACTACTATATTCTCTCGTACCATGACTACTTCTGCTGCTAACAATTGGAGTATTGAAGGGTATGTATTTGAGACTGGAACTAATACCCAGACATATGTTATTACTTCAGCTTGGGATGGTTCTACACAAGTTACCCCGTCAAGAGGGACATCAACACAAACAACTTCCAGCACAATTACTTTTAGTGTTACAGGTCAGAACGGTACCGCCAACGCTGGTGATATATCGTGTAATGGAATGATACTAGAGGTAGTTTAACACATGAGTAGTGAATCATTGGATATTAAGTTTGCAAGATTGGAAGAACAAGTGAAGAGCTTAACAAAACAGCAAGAGAAACTTACAGAAGAAGTCTCTACATTAGTTGCTACAATGAATAAGGGTAAGGGGGCTTTTGGGGCTGCTATGGTTGTAGCGGGCGCTATAGGTGCTGTAGCTGCTAAGGGTGTCTCATGGTTCTTAAATGCTCAATAGTTTTACTTCTTCTTGCAGCTTGTACCCCAACCTATAAGTATGATTGGAATGGTAGTCATAGACAATCAACACATAATGCCCCAACATTTGAAATTCCTAAAGGTAGTGATTAAATATGGGAACTCCCCAAATAACATTTGAAGATCTTACAGAGCAGGAGTTACTCTTTCTTGAGCTACTCTTTGATGAGGATTTGAACCCTTGGTGTGATCCTGAAGTAGCCCGAGATGGTGCAGGATATCCTAAGACAGTGAGTGCTAAACAACTTATGCGTAAGTTAAAGCCCTTGATGCAAGAGGATACACAAAGTTATCTATTAACTAAAGCCCCTCTTGCTGCTAAGATTCTTACAGATGTACTAAAGTCTGATAATCCTTCTCCTTCTGTGGATAAATTAATTAGTGCAGCTACACAAGTTTTAGACAGAGCTGGGGTTACTAAAAAAGATAAACAGGAAGTAGAAGTAAAAGTACCTGATGGTATCCTAATACTTCCTGCGTTAAACTCTCAACCATAATATATTAAGGATTAAGTACATGGCTAAAGGTGCAATGCCTGGTAAAGGCGGTAAAGGTAAAGGTGGATCTAAGGGTGGCAAAAAAGGATGCTAGAAAAGTATCCATCCATAATGAAGTCCAACTAAAGAATAAACGATTAAAGGATTATCCCCCAGGTCCTACCCTAAGAGATAGATATGCTTCTCTTATTAAGGAACTCCCATATGATGAAGTAAAGGATACTCTTCCTTCTTCTGATACAAGAGTTCTGGGGGATGTTCTCCGTACTGCTGCTAGAATGTATGGACTTCCAGTCCCTATGGAATCCTGGATACTACCACTTGGTTATGATTCATATGTAACTATAGATGGTAAAAGATGGAGCTATCCAAACGATGAGGCATTTAAGATTCTAGTACGAGCTAAATACCTTCTTCGTACTGCTTCTATTGCTCGAGTCACAGTGTGGGTAGAGAATGAATTGAAAAAGATCGGATACAACTTCATGGGTATCCGTGCGTATAACCCGAAACGAGGTATAGCACCTTCCTCTTTATTTAGAGTGATGAAATACTATAGACCTCTAGATGAATGTGTGTTACCACTACATGAACGACAAATTATATTCCGAGCTGAAATCGAAAGCACTCTCCTCCCTGGAGGATCTACTGTCCGAAGACGTAACCGTCAGTAGGATGTATGCTAGGTTAGATAAAGATGCTCCAGAGTCTCAGAAGTTAAAGTATGAGCCAGCAAAGAATACTACATTAGTACATCCTCCTCGTGATGCTAGAACTAAAGAAGCTAGGAAGAAACGAGAACAGATTAAAGCTAAGATAAAAACTAAGACTGCTAATAAAGAAGTAGTAACTAAGAAACCAAAGTCTCAAGAACTAAAAGAGTTCAAAGAGAACTTTACTAAAATGTTACAATCTTCTCAAGGTAAACGATTAGGTCGTCCCCCACTTAACCCAACTCCTACAGCTACTAATATTCTATGGGAACCTCAAGCTGGATTTCAGGTTAATGTATTAGCTAGTGCAGAGTTTGAAGTATTAGCAGGTGGAGGCAGGGCGAGCGGCAAAAGTGAGTGCTTACTTGTAGACCCCTTACGGTTTATGTCCAATAAAAACTTTAGGGGTCTACTTGTTCGTAGGACTATGCCAGCATTAAGGGAGATTATCTCTCGCGCTAAACTTCTTTACCCTAGTATTTTTCCTGGTACTAAGTGGAAAGAGCAAGAGAAATTATTTGAGTTTCCCTCAGGTGCTAAGTTAGAGTTTGGTTACTTCGACCATGAGGATGATTATGACCGATATCATGGTCGTCAGTTCTGTTGGTTAGGGGTAGATGAGATTACTCAATGGGAAACTCAAGAGTACTATGATAAACTTAAATCGACAGTACGAAGAATTGATAATACCATTCCTGTCAGAGTGAGAGCTACATGCAACCCTTCAGGGCCAGGTAGAGAATGGGTAAAGAATTACTTTAACATTGAGACTTCTGTTAAAGACAAAGTCACCAAAACAGAATTAAGAACTCCAGAAGGTCCTATCGTTATCTCTCGTAGATACATCTTATCTAACGTATTTGATAACAGAAAGTTATTAGAAGCTAATCCTGAGTACCTTGCCTATCTTGAGTCTCTCCCTGAGATACAACGTAGACAATGGTTAGAGGGAGACTTTGAAGCAAATGAAGGCATGGCCTTTGAAGACTTTGCTAGAAGTACCCACGTTATCAAACCATTTAACATTCCTAACAATTGGGTTAAGTTTAGATGTATTGATTGGGGCTATAGTTCTCGTAGTTTAGCAGTATGCTTGTGGATAGCTATCTCAAATAATGGGGAAGCAATTGTCTACAGAGAGCTAGCTGTTAATAAGATGTTAGCTAGTGAGTTTGCTAGAAAAGTACTAGAGATATCTTCCAATGAATACATATCCTATTCTGTAGTAGATGGTAGTGTTGGAGATAAACGAGGATCCTCTTCTCCTTCGATTGATGAAGAGTTTCGTAATGAGGGATTAATTTGTATCTATGCGGATAAGAGCCCAGGCTCTAGAATAGCAGGGAAACAATTAATCCATAAGTATCTTCGTACAGTAGATGAGGAAAGTAAACCACTATTACAGATATTTGATACCTGTAAACAGATCATAAAAGAATTAAGTTCACTTCCTCTTGATAAGCATAACCCTGAAGATGTAGACACTACTTGTGAAGATCATGCTTATGATGCTCTTCGCTATGGGCTACAATCCAGACCTAATCCTCAATTAAATAAATCATTTGACCAGGACTTCTTTGGGTTTGGATATAGGAATCATCAAAGACCTGGTTTGAATATAGTTACTCCACCAATAATAGATAGAAGATTTGGTTATTAAGAATGGCTAAAAAGAATACTACTTCATCAGATGATGTGCAATTAGCAAGAGCTACATTGTTAGTTAATGCTGATTCTCAATCAATGGGGGCAGCTAACTTTATTCGCAGACAGTTTGAGATGGCTCAATCTAATCGACGTAATATTGAATTACGCTGGATTAAAGCCTTTGACCAATTCCGTGGGAACTACTCAGCGGAGGAGTTAGCATCCCTAACAGCACTACGTCAGGTTAACCCACGAGCTAGTGAAGCTTTCATTAAAGTTACGAAGACTAAGACTCTTGCAGCTTATGGTTCTCTGTTAGAAGTTATTGCTAGTAATGGTAAGCTCCCTATTTCTGTAGAGGAGACTCCTGAACCAGAAGGTGTAGCTAAGGCAGTATGGAAGGGTAAAGAAGATTCTACCTTCGATGATATTGCTAACGCCTATGGGTACAAAGGAGATGGTAGAAACCTAGAACCTGGTGCTACCTTCAAAGAATTATTTAATGGTCTTGGTCGTAAGTACGAGGCTCTCTTTAAAAACGGGAAACCTATTAAAGGAGAATCTCCTGATCCATCCCTACCTACAGTACATCCAGCTAGAGAAGCTGCTGAACGTATGGACTCAGTTATTCAAGACCAACTACTGGAGATTGATGCTCTAAGTAAACTACAAGGATGTATGTGGGAGCTGTGTGTATTTGGTACAGGTGTTATTAAAGGTCCATTTACTTTAAGTGAAGTTACTCCTCAATGGCGATTCAATCCTGAAGAGGATGATAAGCCAGTAATGACTCCAGTCCAAAAGCTTCGTCCTTATATTGAGAATCCTTCTGTATGGGATGTTTTTCCAGACCCTTATGCTCAGACTCAGGAAGAGTTAGACTTTGTTATCGAACGACATATGATGACAAAGGAACAACTATTAAGGTTAGCTAACCAAGTAGGCTTTGATAAGAAGTGTATCCATAATGTAGTGCAAGCTCCAGGAGTAGGTAGTACAAGTGATGCTAATTACACCACTACTCTACGAGATGGTATTCCATCTAGTGATGATACCCGATACGAAGTATTAGAGTTCTGGGGTAATATCTCTGTTAAAGATGCTAAAGAATGGGGAGTAGATAAACTCCCAGGTAGCCTAGGAGATGAGCAAGTAGTATCTGTTCGTATGTGGCAGACTCAAGGGAAATGTATCTTTAAAAGTATTAATCCATTTATACCAGATACTATCCCATATTACTTCCCAGTCTACGAAGAGCAACGCTACTCCCTATGGGGTGTAGGTATTCCTGAGAATATGGAAGATGCTCAACGTATGATTAACGTGCATACACGAGCAGCTCAAGATAACCTACGTCTAGCTGGATCTCTAATGCTAGAGGTTAATGAAGCCCAATTAGCTCCAGGTCAAGATGGTTCTATCTATGATGGAAAGATCTGGAGAAAGCAAGGAGGAGCTCCTGGACAATCTATTTACCCTATCAGTTTTAAATCTACAGCTAATGACCACCTTATGTTCATTCAAGCTGCTAACCAATGGGCAGATACTTCTACTGGCATTCCTTCTATTCTTCATGGTCAAGGTACGGGAGGGGTAGGACGTACAGCATTTGGTCTTAACGCCCTAATGAATAATGGCCTATTATCTATTCGTACTTGTATTAAAAGTTTAGATAGAAAATTATTTAAGCCATTAGGACAGGCTATGTTTAACTGGAATATGCAGTTTAATATAGATGTACCTGAGATACGTGGTGATCTAAAGGTAGTGGCTAAGGGTACTGGTTTACTTGCTATGAAGGAGATTCAATCTCAACGATTGCTTTCTCTATTGCAGATTGGTGCTAACCCTCTTATTGCTCCTCATTTGAATGTAGCTAATGTGTTACATGAACTAGCTCTTTCTCTTGATCTTAACCCTACAGATATTATTAATGACCAAGCTCAAGCTCAACTTGCAGCAGAACTACTAAAGGCACAAGCAAATGTACAGTATGGCTCTAGCCCACAATCTCCGCAAAACATTCCAGCAGGAGGAGTACCAAGTGCTGGGGGAACTCCTGGAGGAACTGATGCAAACTACAATCAAGGAGGTGACGGGAGCAACCTCGGATCGGCAGTTGGCCAACGCTCAGGGGAAACTGCAATTGCTTGATGAGCTTAAGCTCTTACGTCAACGAGTAGAAGATACAATTAAACGGGGTATGTGATGGTAGGAGAAGTATACGGTAGTACCTACCAAGGAGTACAAACTAGCCCATTCGTACCTATGACCTACCTACCTGTAGGTACTCAACCCATAACTCCTGCCCTACAATCAAATGCTCAATTAAACTCTGTAATGGTCCCAGTATCTAGCGCAGTAACTAAGGCGGTTGGAACTAACGCCATTAAAGGAGTCCTAGCTAATTCTGCTCCTTCTGGGTTAATTGCCCCTTCTGGTACTACTGTATGGGGTTCTTCTTTAGGGGGTTCAACTGCTACTGATTTAACTGCTCTTAATGGAGTAGGAGCTTCAGGTGAAACTGCTGGAGCTGCTGCCTCTACTGGTCCAGGTGCAGCTGCTTATGGTGTAGCAGGGATAGCTGGATACTGGGGAGGAGCTAAGATAGCTTCCATGCTAGGTGAGAATCCAACAGGAGGCTCTATAGGAGGGGCATCAGGGGCTATGTATGGAGCTTATGTAGGGTCTACCGTACCTGGAGTTGGAACGGTTGCAGGTGCCCTTGTAGGGGGAATACTAGGCTCTATAGGAGGTAGTTTCTTAGGCCCAAATAAACCTAGTGACTTTACCCAAGCAGGGGGTATTAACCTTTCTACTGGATCTATTGAGAGTCGGTATGCTAAACAAGAATCATCTACTGGTAAAAAGTTTAATTCTCAAGTAGCTTCCCTTCGGGATAATATTCAACAGGGAGCTACAGCCTTTACTAAGTTCCTTCAAGATAATGGAGCTACTCTTAAAAATCCAGATGAAGCTCAAGATATGTTATTCATTGTGGGGGGTAGAGATGGGTTCCGTACTGCTGTTATGCCTTCGGGATGGGACAGATCTCAACGAGTAGAAGAACAGAAGTTACCCGAGTACAAGAAATACGGAAAAGATTTTAAAGGATATAGTAATGGTATTACTTCTGATATTTCTTCTAGATACAATATACCACCAGAGTTACAAAAGAAATTAGATGAGAAGAAAACCAACGGTGAGTTAGATGATATCACTACCTTTGGGCAAAAGAATTATGGAGATACATATGCTCAGGACTTAATCAAGTCTACTAGAGTAGATGTAATGATTGAAAAAAAGAAAGAGTCTAATACTAAGTGGGCTGACTTTCTAAAATCATATAATGAGAAATACATCAATGGATAAACTAGATAATACTATAGCTTCTCTTCGTCAACCTTTTCAAGGTGCACCTACAGAAGGTACTCCTGATGATGATAGCCCTATGTTTGAAGATAAACAAGGGTTAGATGGAGAAGAGCAAACCAACGCTATTGAAGAGCATCTTGATAGTCTACCAGATGATGATAAAGAATTCCTTGCTGCTCACCTAAGTAAAGAGTTAGCTAAGGTAGTAGGAATAGTAACAGGCTCTACAGAACTAGAAAGTTATCTTGAGTCGATAGCTAATCCTAAGATTGCACTTATACCAATCCCTAGAGACAAGGCGCAAGCTATGCTAGAGAAGTATAAGATGATGCAATCACAACCACCACAAGAAGGGCCACCTGCATCTCAGCAGCCCCCTGTTTCTACCCAACCTCCAGGCCAAATGCCTATGGGTGTAATGGGGCAACCTGCCCAGTAAAGGTGTTTCCAAATATTAAAATGCACGGCTACGAGTTTAAACTCCCCCGTAAATTAGGAAACAATAACTATGTCAACCGATAACTCTACCTACCAATCTCCCTCTGAACAACTGTTAGCTGGACTAAAAAGCTCTAAAGGCTACAAGGCTAGATCAAATCGTCCCGTAGAGGACACTCAGAGCGGTGAAACCCACCATGCAGCTACTCCACTAGCGGAGGTATCTTCCTCCCCTGTAGACCCTGTTTCTGTGGCATTAAATGAGGGGTCTCTTCCTACTGACCCAGTAGACCAAGAGCTCTTTGTAGATTGGAAGAAACGCTATGATGATTCTCGTTCGTTTATTAATAAGCTACAAGATGAAAAGAAAGCGTTAGAAGCAAAGCTCACATCAGGAGATAAGTCTATCCCTCTACCTCAAACTGAAGATGAAGTAGATGAATGGAAACAATCTAACCCTGATCTGTATGAGAAGATTACTACTATTATTAATAAGGAAGTAAAGCCCCTTAAAGAAGTAATCACTCAAAAAGAAACACAAGAACGTAATACTCGTATCTTCAATGAGGTTAAACAATCTCATAGTGATGCAGATGAAATTAGAAAGAGTCCTCTCTTCTCTAATTGGTTTGCAGAACAGACTCCAGCTATTAAAGCTTTGATTGAAAGTACTGAGCCAAAGGACATTGTTCGAGGTATCAATCTCTTTAAGTCAGATGTAGAATGGAAGAAGCCAGTTGCTACTTCCCAACAAGCTGGTAAGACTGCTGAAGATGCTAGTGCTGTAATTGTGAAAGGTGGAAGTACCTTTACCCCACAATCTCAAAAGAAAGTGTGGAGTGATAAAGAGGTACGTGAGATGTCTCCTAAAGACTTTGCTAAATATCAAACGGAAATTAATCTAGCGAAGCGTGAAGGTCGTTATCAATTTGGCTAACCGCTCATATACATAAATACAAACCATATTAAAGGATAATCCAATATGACTACCAATCCATTTCCAATGGCGGCGGGTTATGGTAACTTTCCTAACGGGAAATTCTCACCAGACCTGTTTGCTAAAAACCTACTTACTTACAACCAACAGATCTCTATCGTAGATGCTATTACGAATAATGAGTATGAAGGTATGATCTCTGCTATGGGCGATACCATCCATATCCGTCAACAACCCCAGATTTCAGTTCGTTCTTACACTCGTGGTCAAAAGATCGAATGGCAAGATATCGAAGATTCTGAGATCACAATGGTGATTGACCAGGCTAATACCTTCGCGTATAAGTTTGACGATATCTTCCTTCAACAGTCTGACGTAGACTACGAAGCAGCTCTTGCTGATTCTGCTAAGTATGAACTTCGTAATGCTTATGACTCTGCTATCCTTACTGCTATTGCTGCTGCTTCTAGCTGGGCTATTAGCTCTTCTGCTGTAAGTATTGATTACTCTGGTACATCAGGTCACTATACTCCTCTTGATGCTCTTGGTAAGATGTCTAAAGTACTTAATGATGCTAAAGCTCCACAAGATGGACGTTGGGCTGTAATTGGTACTGACTTCTTAGAGATGCTACAGAAAGAGACTGGTCTATTAGCTGATGCTAACAAGTCTGGTGCTGAGTCTGCTATCACTGCTGACTTGGGTATCTTGAATCGTAAGTTGCATAACTTCACGTTGTTCATGACTACCAATGCTCCAGCTAATACCTTGCTTGCTGGTACTTCTCGTGCTTTTGCTACGGCATCTACCATCCTTAAGACTGAAGTGAAGCCGTTGCCAGATGAGTTTGGTTATGGTGTAGCAGGTTTGCATGTGTTTGGTACCAAAACTCTTCGTGGTACTGAGCTAGTTAAAATGACCACTTCTATCTAATTAATCATACGCATATATAGAAAGGACATTTTAAATTATGGCAAACGTAACAACTCTTAAAAAAGGCGGCACTGACGTTTACGCAGGTAGTGAGCCTGTTGTCATTAAGTACAAGCTTAATGTAGCAACCGCTGTGGCTGCTGGTCTAACTACTACTGGTCTAGTGAACATCTTGTCTGTACCTGCTAATACTCATGTTAAAGTATTGTCAGTTAATACTACCACTGCTGTGGCTGGTACTACAGTCGATGTAGAACTAGGGGATGCAGGAGATGATGACCGCTTCGTAGCTACCAAAGATGGTACTACTGGTCTCCACACCATTACTTCTTCTGGTTCTGCTGGGTATACTTATACCTCTGCTGCTACCATCAGTGCTAAGATTACTTCAGATGCTCTTGCAACTGGTGTAGTTGAATATGTGTTTGAAATAACAAACGCTAAATACTTGGCTCCTGCAACGTGCCCTACGTTGTAATCTCATTCTAAGGGTACCTACAGGCTAGTAATAGTTTTTAGGTAGGGTGATAGGGGGGAGGTTTATTCCTCCTCTCTGTGCCTCTTTAAAATACGAAATAGAAGGTGTCTATATCTAATATGACTACTACATACTTACAACTTACAAATAGAGTATTACAAGCTTTGAATGAGGTTCCTTTGACCTCTTCTAATTTTGATAATACTTCTGATGGCTTTGCTAATGAAGTGAAGGAAAGTATTAATCAAGCCATATTTGATATATACACTGAAGAAGATATTAAATGGCCCTTTGCTTGGAGTGAGACTACCTTTAATACTGTGATAGGTACGAGAGATTATACTCCTCTCGCTGGGGTATCTACTATCAATTGGTCTTCATTTATTATCTTAGGGGATGGGGATACAATCTCTTCCCTTAAGTTACCCCAAGT